CAATTGATTTATGTCTGCATGGATTCTTCCTTTATGTTCAAATCTTAAAATGGAATCGATAAATGTGGTATGGGCTTTATTTATTTCTCTAGCTTTAGCGATCATGTTGACAACAGGATGTTTATGTTCTTGTAAAAAATTTTTAGTAAATGATGGGGCTTCAGTTTTTTCTGTCCGGGGGTATTCTATCTTCAGCATATCAAATACATTAGCCACTGATCGTGCTGCCCATATCTGTGTGTCGATGTTTGTTTCTTGTTTTATTTTATGTAATAATTCTTGTTCCGCCTTCTTAAATTCTGTTTTCATTACTTGAGCTTTTTCAACATCTACCCGAACTCCTTTAAATCTCATATCAACGAGACATGGAAAAAGTTCTGTTTCTAAATCAAAGATGTCCTCCAGGTCTTGATTAATAATTTCTTTTTTCATTTCTTGCCATAGACCAAAGGTTACTTCTGCGTCCCGTTCGGCATAAGATCCAACATGCATAGCAGGGAGCTTATACATTTCCGCTTTAGGATTAATTCCCCATTCTTCTGCTGCTTCAGCTAATGCTCTTTCATTTTTACCATAGCCTAAATAATGCCAGGACAAACTGTTAAGATCATAACGAAATCTGTTTTCATCTGTTACAGCGGCAGCCAGCATGGTACAAACAATGTCGCCATTGATTTTAAATCCCATCTTTTTTAGCCAGCAGACGTCATACATAGCGTTGTGAAAAATTTTTATGGAAGGGGATTCTAAAATATCTTTGAGCCAATACAGAACTTTAACTTTGTCCATATTACCACCCCCTTCATGGGCAATAGGAAAGTATCCTTTATAATGTTTGGTAGCAACAGCGATACCAATTACTTCGCCATTACCAATGATAGCACCTGATCCTTTTTTTAGAAGATCTGGATCTCTTGTTTCTAAATCGATTGCAATTTCATCGACCCGTCGTAGATCTGGAAATTCTGTTGGCTTTACCCATTCGGTTTGTGCTTCAAACTTTGGTATTTTCATAATAAATAGTAACAAATTAAACAGAGGATGGTTATCAGAAACATATAGTGAGGAATAGTAAATGGGTCCTTCACGGATAGTCCCTCTCAATAATCATGTCGATAAAATGTTTTGCTTTCAATAAATCTTCCTTTCCATTCTTTGATCGGTGTCGAATAATATATTTTATAATGCAACCTTCCGGATAAAGCAACTTATTTTCTACCACAAACTTACTGGGTTGAATTTTAAATTCTTTATAATGGGATCCGCCGATTTGTTTATCCCAAACTTTCGATGTCATATCCTTTTGCCTCCTTTTTTGCGCTCATGATATATAAATTTTGTAATGTTCTTGTAACCCCGACATACCAAACTCGGTTTTCTTCATCTGCTTTTTCAAAACTTTTTTCTACGACTTCTCTAATTGTTTTTGTATTATCTAAAAGTAATAAAACATTTTCAGCCTCACCCCCTTTTGCCGAATGAATGGTTGATAATTGTACGCGTGCGTCTTCGGATAATTCTTCGCCATGACGTAACATTTCTCTAATATATAAACATCCTTGTGGATCCACAGTAAATACATCAAACCATCTGTCAGTATTACTGAATCCGAATTCTTTTAAATCATAAAGCCTTTCTTCCTTCACATTATAGTCTCCTGTACACCAATCAAATATATCTTTTATTTCTGTTAGTGATAACTTCTGTCCGTTGTCGGCCCATCTTTTGTGGTTTACAATACCTCTAAACAAAGAAGCTCTATAACTTTTACGACCCTTAAATTGAAAATAAATCCCCATGTCTCTCAGAATTGGCTTAATTTTATCTATTCTGTCGTTTGTTCGTGCAAGGATTAACCATTCTCCTTTGTATAAAGGAGCATCTTCAATTGAAGTTATATAATCCACAGATCCTTCTTCATCCCTAGCTTTCCAGTTCTTCTTAATTCTTCTATCATCGGGAATCCTTTCGAGTATTTTATGAGCAATGTTCTGAACCTGTTTTGGAACTCGGTAAGAATATGGCAAGATTGTGTCTTTTTTAGAAGGTTCATCTTGAAATCTTTTTACATCTGCCCCAGCCCAGCCATAGATAGCTTGATCATCATCACCAGCTAGTATAACATATTTGGAATTTTCCCTTATAAGATCTATCATTTTCCACTGGATGGGTGATAAATCTTGAGCCTCATCAATAAAAACGATGTCATATTTCGGACACAATTTGGCCGCATTAAATTTTTCGATCATGTCGGTAAAATCTTTGAGTTCAAAAGAGTCTTTATAGTTGTCTAATTCTTCAGCAAGAATCTCGAGTAATCTTTTATCCAGATCTGGAGAATACATGCCTGTATTATATTCCTCCTCATTGGTTAGTCCTTTAATTCTAGCTGCATTTATTAAATTAAAGTATTCACTATTTGAATCCACAAACCCTGTATTTTCTTGACCATCAGAATAAACCGTGACCTCTATGCCAAGATCCCTGCCTATATCCTCGTAGTGTTCATCCTGCATGACCTCACTTTTTTTCATGCCGAGTCTCCAAAAAGCCAGAGAATGTAGGGTTCGAAAATGTTTTAAGTCTTTACGTTGTAGGTGTTTATATGCATCTAACATTCTATTCACAGCCTCATTGGCTGCTTTTTTAGTAAAAGCAAAGTATCCTATTTTATCTAGAGGTGTTCCTAGTTTATAAAAAGTTTTTGCGTAGCTAATAAGTTTAGTTGTTTTCCCTGTTCCCGGAGGCCCGTATATTTTTCTGCCATGGTCTCCGCAATGATGATTCTCTTATCTCTTTACCTTTCCATCTAAGCTCAGTCCACGCTTCATTCCACATAGTATCTATGTTTCTAAAAAATTTTCCATCGGATCCATCTCTGAATCTGTATATTTTTCCACCGTCCCCGGTTATTTTACAACTCCAACTTCCTTCGTGACTAAAGAATCCTATTTTATCCTCATCCCCTACAAACATACACTCCGCTGACCGATAAATATCTTTTAGGTCTGTTTGAGAATACACATCAGTTTTTTCATCCCGGTCATGGCTAACCATTCTTTCATATAAAACACCAAAACCATTATTCCCATCTAGTTGTAAATTAGTACCTAAAATTAATAATTCATATTCAGGTAAATTTTTTATGCCAGAATTCATTATTTTATTATAGTCTTTATGAGTCTTACGTATTATTTTTTCTGAGCCTGTGCATTTTTCATCCTTGTAAGTAGGCTTCCAGTAACTATCTTCCCACTCTTTTTCTGTATCAATAGGTTTAATGTCAACCAATGTTTTAAAACCCTTACCTATGATTAAAAAGTCTGGTATCCAGCCAATCAATCCTTCTATTTCTGGTTCGTAAATAAATAACCAACCTAGTTTTTTAAAAAACAAATACCATCTTGCTTCTAATTTACTTCTAAAATGTATTCCCTCTACTATTATCTGTTTTGCTTCCATTACATTATCTCCGTCTTATGCTGTATTTTTTTATGATAGATTGGAACTTCTTCAAAAGATTTTGTATTTATCTGCACTACATTTTTTACTGAGGGGTGATATTTACCTTGTTCTTTTGAGGGAAATCTTTTTTGATCAAGAAATTGTATCTCACAACTCTCATATATGGCTTGCATCATACGTCCTGTCTTTTCTTCCTTATACTTCCAGTCTTTCGACTTTAATCTGTCATAAAATTTATCAAATTTAAAAAATGCATGCTCTCCTTCAATAAGTACTGAGCCACTTTTAAATGCTGCATCATTAGTTGCTTTTGGCCCATGTATTTTTGTATGTATAACATCGTGTAGTTTTTCTTTAGGAGATGTTCCAATAGGTGGCTGAACTGACTGTTGGGTCTCATACAAGGAATCCATTATCCTTTGTTCTTCATCACCTTTAATACGGGGCGGCAAAAAACCGGCTGCTTTTGAGATTGCGTTTCGTCTTTTTATTTGCTCATTCAGATGCTCTACTGATTTACAGTGTACTGTTGCTTTACCAATGCCGTCTGGTTTTGTAACGTCGAACTCATATTCAGGTTCTTCAAAAATTTCTATTTTTCTCAAGTTGGTTAAGATAGGATAAGACCCTTTTGAGCCAGCCAGGACTCCAAATTTTTTCTTAACGCAAATACCTTTTTTACAAAAACTCCATAGAGGATCTTCTGTGCATGTATAGCCCTTGTCAGATTTTGTCCACGAAGTTATTTTAGATTTCAGCTTTTGATCCGTCCATGCATTACCATGTGTCTCATTAAAGTATTTTACAGGAGCATTTTTTACTTTTTGTTCCCATGCATCTGGGTATTTCATCTTAACCAGTACATGATAGTTGTACATAAACCTATCCTTACCATCAAAACCGTCCTCGTTGGATATTTTTGAAATCGCCGCCAGACATGGAGGACCATCTCTAAAATCTTCATTGGCTCCTTCATATATTTTTTTGTCTATGTTTTCGGTGATTGTATTTAATTGATCTTTTGAAACTAGATTGGCGTCTATAAGATCTAAAAATTTTTCGAGTGTAAAAGGAGTCCCATCTACATTTAGAGCACGTCGCTCACTTCCGTAGTAAGGCAAATTAATAAATTGTCCTGGTTTTAATTTTCCAGTTTCTTCGTCTCGTGTAAGCTGTGTTTGTTTAGGAAAGATCAATTAAATACAATCACCGAAAACATAGACAAAAAAATATATGAAGGAGCCAATGAAGATTTTAGAGATGGTCCTCCATGTCT